TATATGTGATTTTCTATCATCGTATCAATATGTTATTAATGGTAAACGTGTACCTTCAAGGGAAGTTTCTACTAAAAAGATTGCTACACGTAATAGTATTGACGCCTTCCATATTTATGAACTTGAAAAAGTATTAGATAATGGTGGCATTGATCCCAAGAGTTTTAGTGCATTCCAAGAAAACTTCTGCTTTGGTCGTGGTTTCAGTGCTGGTGGCCAAAGGGGTGCGATGGATTTAAGGGGTAAAGATCTCCAAGTAATTTTGAAATATCAAGAAAGCACAGCACCAACAAAAGGTAAGTTGTTCAATAGTTATATTGTTCATCTCCGTCGTCTAATGATTCGTGATGGTGCTGTAGATATTGTCTTGTAATTTTAAAATTTGAAAAATAAATTATCTTTTTATTGTATTATTAAAATGGAAATTATAAATTATCCCAATTATTTAATTTATAAAGATGGAAGAGTTTATGGTAAAAAAGGTAAAGGTAGAAAGGAAGGTTTTAAGAAAATACACAAAGATGAAGGGTATTTAAAAATTGGATTAACAAATGAAAATGGTGAAAGAAATTTTAGAATACATAGATTACTTGCTACACATTATATACCAAATCCAAATGATTATCCAGAAGTAGACCATATTGATGGTAATACATTAAATAATGATTTATCTAATTTAAGATGGTGTGATAGAAGTATAAATTGTCAAAATCGTAGAATATTCAAAAATAATAAAACTGGTTTTAAAAATATATCACAAAGAAATGATAGTGGTAGTTGGAAAGTATCATATAGAAAATATAAAATTCAAAAAACTTTTAAAACAAAAATTGAAGCATTATGTTATAAATATATCGTTCAATTAAGAATAAAAGCAAAACATTTTGATTAAGACAAGTTCATATAATATATTTTTTTATTTATTTTCTTTTTTAAAATTTTATATAATTAATATTATAAAATAATGACATCAAGATTCATCGAGATAAGGCCTGATAATATACCGGCAGATGGTAAAGTATCCTTTAAAAATGGTTTTCCAGAACTATCATTTACTATTTCAGCACAAGATGGTTTACTAGATCCACGTAGTGTTAGAATTATTGGTGAATTTAATGCTTACAAAGACAATCTTGCTTCACCAACACCATTAGTTGCTGGCGATGGTTTAACTATGAATAACCGACTTGGAATTTATAATGTATTTGAATCGCTTACTATTCGTGCTGTTAAGTCAAAAATGATTTGTGAAAATATTCGCCATTATTCCAAATATCTAAATACTTATCTTGGACTTACCAGTAGTGGACAAGACCAGATGGGACACCTTGCTGAAACTTGTTTAATTATGCCAAATGCTGAAACTTTCCGTAAATCTGTTATGGAGAATGCCAGCACTGACCAAGCACAAACTAATAGTTTTAGTATGCATATTCCAAGTGGATTTATGCAAGGTGGAAATCTTGTAAATCTTCGTCCAGATGCTTTTGGTGGTGTACAGATTTCTTTCCAACTTCAACCAGACGCTAATGTATTATATTCGACTGATGGAACTACTACTGGACTTACAGAAGCACATTATGAATTATCTAATCTTAAATTAACATGTGAAGTTCAAGATATTCCGGATGGTTCATTAAGTGGAAATGAGAGTGAAGGTTTATATGAATTTAATACTATTACTTCACTATACACTAGTATTAATTCCACGAATGCACAGATTCAGTATAATCTTGCACTACGTAATGTATTAAGTGCTTTTATGACATTTATGCCAGTATCTAATATTAATACTCTTACTGCTGATGGACAAGCAACAACATTTCCATCTGGTAAAGGTGCATCTGATACTGCCCTTGCTTTTTTCAAGCGTGTTCAGTTTCTTAAAGGTGGTAGTAAATTTCCAGCAGATTTTGATTATGTTAATGATATTATTAAAAATGGAAGTGCTACACTACCAGATCCCCAGATTGTTAAAAACTTTGTTGAAGCAGTCCATCCTTCGTATAGTGCTGATAGAATGAGTATTTCACCCCTTAATGCTAATCGTCAATACAATATGATTACAGCAACAGCACAATCGTCTTACACTAATATTGCTGATGGTGGCGCTTTAACTGGTCTTGGTGTCAGTTATGGAATTGGTGGACAAGGTGAAGATTTCAGTCAAGAGCAATGGGGTGTAAGTATTGAATCTGAACTTGATAGAGATCACCCCATTGGTGTATACATCTTTATTAAAGCAAAGGCACAACTTGTATACAACCAGAATGGTATACAATTAATCCAGTAGAAAGATATTATAATAAACCAAATTGTACATTTTCCAGATGTATGGATTTGTAAAAAATTAATATCTATACTATTTTTTTTTAATATTTTTTCAACAAATATAATATATAAACTATATTATAAAAATGTCTGATCAACCTTCCCCAGCAGAAACTTCTATTCCAGATTTTATTAAATTACAGCAAATCCCAGTAAACTATATTCAGCAAGTTGAAACTGATCTACTTGAAGCAGTAGTGTTTAATCAAGGTTCAGCAACCCAAGATGGATTTGCACGTTTCACCTTACAGTCCAAAGGTTTTTTGCATTCCCATAGTAAATTATTTATTAGTGTAGAACCAAGTGCTACTAATCAAGATGTATATTTTGCACCCCATATGGGAGTTGCCCAAGTCATCAAAAAGGCAGTGCTTAAAATTGGTAATAAAGCACTTAATGAATTAGATAGTTGGGGTGGTCTTTTTGGTGTTAAGTCAGCACTATTAACTAATGAAACTAATATTGAACGTGAATTATATATGACTGGTAGATACATGAACCATAAGTTTGTATATGATACTGATAGTGAAGTTAATGCTTCTAGTTATGGTTTAGATACTGGTGTTGAAAACGATGTTGATGCGATAAACTATTTTTACCAGATTGGGCAGTAATGAATGGAACAAGTGCTGGAACAAAAGCAGAGTGCCCCAGTTTTATGGTTGATTTATCTGACCTTTTCCCATTCCTTAAAGTCCATCAATTACCGCTATATATGATTAATGAACCAATCAATATTGAACTTACCTTTCATCCAACCACTAAACTACGAACACAGATTGCTTCAACTGATACAGCAGATGTTCCAATGAATATTGTACAGAGTGAACTTAAATTTTGCGCAGATTATGTTTTTTATGGATCTACTAATGAACTAGAACGTTATGCTAATGCTAATCGCGATATGTCATTTTCGTTTAGTGATTATCGACTTGTTGAACATACTACAAGTCCAACAGCACTTGGAAGTGGTGTAATTCGTAATCTTGGTATGGCAAATCGTCTTGTTCCACGTGTTATTACTACACTACCATATGATTCTGGAACTTACAATGAAGAAACTATTCTTGGTCAGTATGTTTCACTATCGCCAGAAATTAATGCTTCTGGTAAACAAGTTGGTTCATTAAAATACAATATTCGTTATAATGATAGATTTGAATACACAAGTGATATTGATAATACTGCACGTCTATTTAGTGTATTTACTGATAGTGAAGGTGTGCCTTTTGTCAGTCGTAGTGAATTTTCCGACCAAGCAACTGCTGGAACTATTACTGATACTGAAAAGTTTGAAGGACGTGAACAAAAGGGTAATCTTAATGGTCATTTCTTTTATCTTGGTTCAAGGTTAAGTAATGGACGTGTTGGACAGCGTGGTATTGAAGTTCATTTATCTGGATCTTGGGCATCGTCTGGACGTCAAGTAAGTATGATGCGTTCGTATTGTGAATACTTACGTGTAGCACGTCTTGTTGATGGAATGGTGGAAATTTACAATGCTTGATTAATTTAGATAAGTTTAAAATTTAAAAATAATATATTTGTTATAATATAAAATGTTAAGTTGGTTATGGGGTTATTGGAATAATGTTATGGATCATAAAGAAAAAGAAATTCAAATATTAAGATTAACAGCAAGAGTACAAAATTTAGAAGGTATATTAAATAGTATTAAATATATCATGGATAATAAAGAAAATGAAGATGATGATAATTAATAATTTAAGACAACTTGATATATTTTTTTAATTTAATTTTTATAATAATTTAGATTTAAAAAATAAAATCTAACATATAATATAAAATGTCAATAATTGTTGATGATATTAATGAAACAATCACTAAAAGCAAACCAAATGCCAAAGCAAATACTATTAAGCAATATGAAGCACAATTAAACAGATTAAAAAAAATGTTTGATAGTGATAATTATAATTTTTTAAGTAAACCAAAAGATATTGAAGACAAGTTTAAAGATAAAGCATTTACAACAACACGTAATACTTATAATGCTATTATTGTATTATTAAATGCATTAAATAGTGAAAAAAAATATGATGACTTAATTAAAGAATATGGTGATATGCGTGATGTACTAAATGATAGATATATTGAAGAAAATAAAAGTGGTAAGATTAGTGATAAACAAGCACCAAACTTTGTTGAACTATCTGAAATCGAAAGTATGCTAAAACAAATGGAAAAGGACATGAAAGATAATAATGTTAAAACAAAAAGTAAATTAACATCAAATGATAAGCAATTACTTACAGCATATACTATTTATAAAATGTTAGTAAGTATACCAACAAGAAATGATTTTGCTGATTTAATTTATATTAACAAAGCACAATATAATAAACTTAGTGATAAAGAAAAGGTTGATAATAATTATTTAGTTAAAGCAAAAGATAAAATGTTTTTTGTATATAATAATTACAAGACATCTAAAAAGTATGCAGAAAAAACTATTGATGTTCCAAAGGATCTTAAAAAGCATCTTAATACTTATATTACATTAATGGATAGAACTTATAATGATCCATTTTTTGTTAGTGGCACTGGCAATAAACTATCACGTAATATGGCAACACAATTACTATTAAAGATGTCAAAGAAATATTTAGATAAGAATATTAGTACAACTATGATGCGTAAGGTTGTAGCGTCGCACCATTTTGGTGATATGAAAAAACAACAACAAGAATTAGCAGACAAGATGATGCATGACGTTGGTACTCAAAATTTAATTTATGTTAAAGAAAAGTAAGTTTAAATATAAAATTAATAATATAACTTATAATATAAAATGATTCCAGATGATAATGAAGATAATAGTGTATACTTAATATTTATATATTTTGGTTTATCATACTTATATTTTAGAAATATAAATTATAAATCAAGACAATTTATAAATATGTTCTGATTTAACTTTAACAACATTTCTATTTTGTTTATATCCATGACCACAATCTCTAAACTGTGGTTCAATAGTAAATTCATTTTCACTATTGTTCATTATCCATCCAAAATATTCACCATTACATTTCCACAAGACATAATATATTTTTTTACAACCATTCTTTTTTTGTTTGTTTCTAAATTCTAATTTTGGTAAATCAAAATATAAACTATCTAAAATCATTTCATAACCATTACGTGTTGTATATTCAAATACACCATTCTTATATTTTACACGATCTCTTGTTTTTAATTCAACCATATGTGTATCATTGTGATAATCAAAATGTGCATATTGGTATGGATCTAACTTAAGATCATCACCGAATATTTTTTGTAGATCTGATAAACTTTGAATTTCAGATTGTTTGCCCCTTGCATAATCATATTTAAATTGTGCCATTATAATATAACAAATAAAAAAAAATTAAAGAAATAAACGAATAACTTAGATTTTTATTTTTTATGATGTTTATGTTTATTAAAAAAATAATCACTTACAAAATAATAACCACATATATGACATCTTATAGTTAAGCATGTTTTTGTTTGTAATGGTAATTGTATTGATTCTGCTTTTGTTTTTGTTTTTGGTTTATTTTTTTTTGGTCTAATTACTATTGGTGGAACTTTATAACTTAATGTTTTTTTATTTAATATCATTAATGAATTGTTGAATAAGTTTGCTTTCATTTCTAATACTTGAATAAACTTATAACAAAGTGCTTCAATTAAAGTTTTGAATACTCTATTTTTTTTAATACCATAATGTGTTTTTTGATATTGATATTGTATATATTTGTTTTTAACATTTCTAATGGCAATATTAGAATGTCCAAGTTTATTGTTCTTAAATAAACTTTTGTTCTGGCAATTTTCTAAATGTGTACACCATCTTAAATTAGTATAATTACAATTACTTGGGTCTTTATCTATATGGTCTACTTCTGGATAATTATTTGGATTTGCTATATAATGCTGTGCTACTAAAATATGAACTTGTTTAAATTTCATTTCATCATTATCATCCATTATATTAACAACTTTATAACCACGATTAATATTTACATGTTTCATAAATATATTATTGCGTTTACTATAAATGCGTCCATCATTATATATGGTATATCTTGTAAATCCTTCAATATCCATTATATATTGTTTAAAAATCTATTATTATTATATAATAGTGTTGTTTTTAAGTGTAAATAATCTAAATTGTTATGTTTTATAGTCTATTTTATGTGAAATTTTAAAATTTCGCGTATTTTTAAGTGTATTTTATAACAATTTAGATTATTTACTTAAAGAAATGTCATAATAATAGATTATTATATATGATTATACAAGATTTAGATTATAATAACCCTTATAGTGTAAAAACTGACAGACCATCATATTCAAGATACTATTATGCATTTACAAAAAAACTATTATGTCATGAAGATTGTATAAAGTATGCTACAAGTGAATGTTTTAGAATTAAAATTACAGAATATAAGAAGAATAGAAAACAAAGACAAGAAAAAAACTTTGATCCAAATGATCCAAACAAAACATATTATAATTTTGATAATGATTATGATAAAGAAGGAATATTGAAACAAGATAAATATTATATCTTTTATAAAAATAAAGTATATTCAAAGGAACGTTTTAGATACATGAATATTCATAAAAGTAAAAAATACGGCGATTATATAGTATTAAACTCTGGCACATATAATAATTATAAATATAAATTAACTTAAACAGTATCCATTAATATTTTAATTGCTATATTAAACTTGTCAAACTCATCTGGATCACCACCTTTATCTGGATGATATTTTAAAAATATCTTTCTTGATATTTTTTTTAAATCTGCTGGTGAAAATGTTTTACCTTTTGCTTCACTACTAATACCATATGGTTTTAGTACTTGATAAATTGTTTTATCATATTGATTAAAATATTGTAATGCTTGTTTCTTACGTTCATTAACTTTAACTTTAAAATCCTTTTTTGGTTTATCTCCTTCTATTTTTTCTACTGCTTGTTTAACTTTACCTTTTGGTTTATCTTCAAGTTCTAATGGTTTTTCTGGTTCTACTACTTTTGCTCTTGTCTTTTTTGGAAATGTTTCTTCTGCTTGTTCTAATGTTAATTTTTTCTTACGTGGTCTACTGACTGGAACAAGTGCTTGTGCTGTATGATCTACTTTATAACCATTCTTTTCTATTAATGCAATAATATCATCACGACTACTTTTTGGTGGTATTTTAATTTTAGATAATTCATTATGTAATCTAACAAGTTTTCTAATCTCACTTACCTTTAATTCGCCTTTAAGTTTTCCTTTAAGATACGGCATATAGTTTATATTATACTATATATAATATTTATTTTTCAAATTATAATAATTAATAATTTGGACAACTTAATAATTATATTTATTATAATAAATGGATATTACAAATATTATTGAAGTACAAGAAATAAGAAAGTTATTAATACATCATCCAGATTTATTAAGTATGTTTGAATTATTAATAGTTATGTGTAATAATAGAATAAAAGAAGAAGAAAATACTTTATCTAATAGCGATGATACTGATGATGATAATTAATAATTTGGAAGACTTCATATATGTTTATATTTTAAATTTATTTTCTTTTTTATAATATAATGATCATCCATAAAACGCATAGTAAAACAGATCTTATTGAATTAATCAATACATTAAATTTAAAAGTTGTATTTTCACACCAAGATAATAAACGTGATATTCAAGATAAATTAATTGAATGTTTAAAACATAAAGTTGACATAAAACCAAATGTATATAATATTGATAATAAAGATGGTTTAATACAATATTTACAAAAACCAAATAGTAAAAAAACATTAACCATTAAAGAAAAAAATGATGTTATGACATTATGTAAACATATAATTCAATATTGTAAAACTGGTTATTATCTTGAAAGCACTAAATATGAAACATTAAAAGATTTACAAGATGATATGGATTATATAAAACAATTTGGCGATATACCATCGTGTAGACGCACTTGTAAATTAATGAATCAAGACCCAAAATTTCATGATATTAAGTTTATACCATTAATATCACCACAAGTTCAAAAATCATTAGATGAAAAAAAAGTTAGTAAAGTTAAATATTTTAACAAAATAAAAATACGTAATGCAACACCAGAAAATCCCATCATCGTGTCTTTCGACTAAACTAATTTACATTTAATTTTTAAAATATAAATATATTTATAACATATAGCATCTATTTTATTTCTAAAAAATTTAGTTTTATTTGTTTTATTATGTGTTTTTTTATATCTCCATACATTATCTCTTTTATCAAAACTTATATTTTTATGTCCACTAATATTATTACTTTGTTTTTTTCTATCTAACATACGTGTATTACAACCATTACATAAAATATTTCTAAATTTACCAGTTATATGGCAATGATCCATACATTTTACATTGTCTTTTGTATATTCACAACCACATTTTTCACAATTAGTTGAATTAATCCATTTATCAAAAACTATATCAAAATTATCATTAAATCCCTTTCTAAACCAATTTGCTTTACAATATCTTTTTTTATAAGAAATTGTTTTTTTATATTCATTATATTTTTCAATTGTTGAATATGGCATTATATTTTATAATAATAATAGATTATTGTTTAAATATTTCAAATTATATAGTAAGATTTGACTAAACTAATTTATGTAGTTCTGCTTCTGGTTCTGGTTCTAATTCTGTATTTTTCTTTGGAACTAATCTTGGTGTTTCTACTTCATTTAATATTTCATCTTCTTTTTTTAATATCTTATCTTGTTTTTTTTCATCTATTTTTGTTTTTAATGTTTTCATTTCTTCTTCTGTTGGTGGTCTTCTTTCGCATCTGAATATATAACATAAATTAACCTTGCAATGACATTTTGACATCCATATAACTTGTAATAATCCAGCAATAGCACCAAGTACTAATACGACAGCACCAGCAAGTTGATCAACGCTATAATCTTGAAGTTGTCCTTCACTTTCTGACATAGTTTATTATATATATAATATATTTTTTTATTTATGATTTTTTTATATTATATATAATAAAATAATGTCAGATAATCCATTCGTAAAAAATAAAGACGTTAATGTTTTTGAACCATATGTTTGTAAGAAAAAACCAATTGAACAAATACATGAATTGTTAAATGATATACGTGAAGATATGGATGATATGAAAAAAGATATAAGTCATATAAGGGATTACATTAAAAAAGATATGATTAAAAAACAAATTGAAAGTGAAGAGTTGATAAAGCAAGAGAACGAATACATACACCAACCACGTGGGTGGTGGTTTTCGTAAAATATAAGTTTAAAATATAAAATTAATATATTTGTTATAATATAAAATATGGATTATGAAACTATAAGCGTTTTAGTGCCAACGTTTAATAGACGTAAGTTTTTACCCCTTTTTCTTTTAAACCTTAAAAAACAAGATTATCCCCACGACAAATTACACGTTATTATAGATGATGATGGAACAGAACCATTTATAGAAAATTTGGATTATGTTAGACAAGTTTTACATCCAATGAAAGTAATATATTTACATAATAGAGAACGTAGAACTATTGGTAGAAAGAGAAACAACTTAATTAAAACATGTAAAACAAAAATATTTGCATTTATGGATGATGATGATATATACCATAATACTTATTTAACACATAGTTATGAAACATTAAAATCTAAAAAAGTTGGATGTGTTGGAACGGACAAAATGTTGTTTTGTATGACAGATAAAGATTATAGTGTTCACGCTATTGATTGTGGTAATAATGTTCGAATGATCCACGAAGCGAGTTTAATGATGACTAAAAAATGGTATAGAGCAAGTAATAAGTTTAATAATCATAATACTGGTGAAGGTAAACAGTTATTTGATGGTTTTGAAAATAATGTTGCTATAACCAATATTATGAAATGTATGGTATGTGTACAACATAATGGTAATACTGTTGATAAATTACAATTTGCAAAAGACGATAATAAAGTAGATATTCATATTACGGATGACTTTAAAAATATTTTAAATGATATATTAAAAAAATAATCTATATTACTAATATAAATGAATAATGAATTTGACGAAACACAGATAAATAAAATATTAAATGATTATAAAAATAGACGTATGCGTGATCGTGTAAGATATGAAACTATAAAAGATGATGAAGAGTTTAAAATTAAAAATAGACAACGTGCTAAATTACATTATGAGCAAAACAAAGATAAACGAAAAGAAAAATATATAGAAAATAATGATTTAATGAAGGCACGTAATAGTTATTATTATTATAAAAAAAACGATAAGTTGGATATATTACAATCTAAATATCCAGATAGATGGCAATTACTACTTGATAATAATTATATCATCGATTGATATTTACGTTCATAAACCTTTTTAGTTGGGTATAATGCTACTAATACATCATGACATTCTGTAATGGTTTTAGTTTCAACACTTTCATCACACCAATATGCTTTAATATCATCTTGATAATGAAGTAAATCAAAACGATTTACTTGTTTTAAAAGTTTTTTTAAATCTTTCTTGAATGCTTTATATTCGCCAACGTTTGAAATTCCCATTTTATATAATATATATAATATAAAAAAATTTCAAATTAAAAAAAAATATAATATTATAATATAATGACAACTTCATTTACTGATATTAAAGTAGTTGAATGTAATAGATTACATAGTGAAGAAAGTAAAAGTGGTAATAATGAAAATTATAGTTTATGGACAAACAACTTACAAGATATAGTTCATTTAGAACCAGGAGATAAAGTAAGTGTTCATAGTGCTATGATTAGTGAACGTGGTGCTGGACAAAGTAGTAGTATTGAAATAAAAGGTGTTGAACTTGGTTTTAAAAAATCATATACAACTATTAATATTAGTGGAACAAATGCTAGTAGTGAAATTCCAGGTGGTTATGAAGTATTAAGTGCTATATTGAATACTGAAATTAAAAGTATAAGAGATGATACAGCATATTTCAAAATTAGTTATTATATAAATATGGATGGTCATAATTATATACAACTACCAAGGAGATGGTGGTATAAACCAACAAAAAGAGAAGATAATTATCGAGATTTTGATGATAGAATTAATTATGGTATGAGTTTAAGTGATCCATTTGCTACTGATGATTATGTATTATACGATGATTTTTATCAATTATCTGCAACGCCAGGTTATGGAACAACTGGTGTTGGTGTAAGTGGTTATTTAAGCAAAGTAAAAAATGACAATAGTAGATTTACAATAATGATGAGAGATAATACTTATTATAGTGAAAGTAGTGCTAGTGGTAAATTGCCAGCATTTGGTGTTAGAGATCCAGAAAATGCTACTTATTATATTTATGAAGAATTAAAAACATTAAATATTGAAAAAGGTTTTAATAGTCCAGAATATATTAGTGATGAACTTACTAGACAATTACAGGAAGTAAAAAAACAAGCAGTATATCAAAAACGCAGTGCTACTGATATAGCAGATAATCCAAATCGTCCAGGATTTCCAGTACCAGTTTATGGAACTTATAGTACAGAAACATATAAACCATTTAATTGTGCTGGATTGTATGCAGTTGAAACAAATGTATTAGCAGATACACCAGAAACTTGGTTTGATTATTATATTAAAAATGGTAGTGGTATTACAAATGCTAGTGGTTGGGAATATTTACAAAATTATCATATAGTTGGTTGTAAAAGACCAGAATTATATACTACTGGTAGATTAGTTAATAAATCAAGAAGCGTTTACCAAGGTATACTTGGTGGTCAAGTATTAGATAATTATGATGGTACATATAATACTATTGAAGAAACTTTTGGAATGGTATTAGAATTGGATTATACTGATGAAAATATAAGAGATTTTAGAAATTTTATATTAGCACAAGAAAAATATCCAGAAGTATTCAATATTTTTAGTGATAGTAGAACACCGTATGATGATGGCGATACATTCAATAATTGTAGATGGTTTCATATGAATAGATTTATAAATGCTTCTATGACTGGAACATATTTATTTGAACAATTGGGTTGGGGTGGATATACTCAACCAACTGGTGCCACAGATTCAAGTAATTATAATAGTGTCATTGTTCCATTTCAATTTGATCCACAACAAAAAAATAATGATTATGGTGGAAAACCAAATGAAAAATTGGGTGAAAAAATATATGGTTGTTTTGGTAGATCTAAAAATGATTATATTGTAGTATATCCAACACTTAATAATGGTAGTGGTTCAACATTATTCAACATGTTAAATAATAGTTTGAATAGAATTGAACCAGGACGAAAATGTGGTTATGATATGCATTTTACAGCACCAGGAACTGCTTGGTGTTTACCTTATAGTGGATTTACACAAACACCAGCAGATTATGATGACCGTGGAGCAAATATATTAGATTTTAGAATAGCAAGAAATTCACAAACACGAGTAATAGATAATTATAAAGTAGATACATCAGACCATCGTAGACAATTATATTTGGGTGCAGATGAACCAACATTAAAATGGGATGGAACACATTTTTCATTTAGTCAATTACATACAGCATTATATCGTGGTAATGATGCTTTTGCTGATAATCATTTTACAGTTGCGCCAACAGATGTAGATACATTAGCAAATCAAAAAGTATTTAAAATACATCCAAAAGAAAATTATAATGATTGGACACCAGCAAGGATGCCATATATTAGTCAAACAGAAGTTATAATAAATCATAGTGGTGGTTCAGATAAAAGTTTTTTTTCAACTGTATTCAATAGTAATTTAGAACCTTGGACAATATACGATGCACAATGTGGTATAGCAATAGAAGATTTTGGTTTAACTGAAAACGAATGGAATGGAACATTATGGGATTTACTTGGATTTAGTTATAAACAATTTCACAGTTCAACAAATACAAGATCAAAAAGAATAGATAATAGTAATATAAATAGTTTAAGTGTTATAACTACTAATGTTAAAATTCCAGGAGATAAATCACAGGGATATTCACAAAACATGTGGGACGTTCCATTATATAATAATATGATGCCATTAGTAGCAAGTATAGTAGATAAAGATGATGCTTTTAAAGTTGTACACTTTCCAGAAATAATAGTTGAAGCAGAGAGTATTGATATTGTTGCAGATAATTTACCAACACGTATGATACGTGGTTATTATACTATACGTAGTAATTTAATAACTGATACACCTTTTATTGGTGGAAAAGTTAATAATACAAATATGCCGATTATTGGTATTGTTGATAAGATTAATGGAGATGGAGATTTTTATTTTGGTAGTGAAAGTAGTTTAGAATTTACTATTACAAAACCATTACGTTTAGCAAGTTTAACTTGTAGTATACATGATCCAGATGGATCTTATGCAAATACCAGTGAACAGAATACTGTGCTATTTAAGATACAAAAAAACAGAGTAGTAAGTTTTAATGTAGTAGAAGATATAATACAAGAGAACAAAGGTAAAATACCAGCATTTTTATAGATTACTTTAAGTTAAAACGTTTTTTGAAATCATTTATAG